AGGGTGAGCATCAGCAATTCTTTGTAGATTGTCATTCCACCCACCATCATTTTTCATATTACCCATACCAACAACACCACTTGATATATTTATAGTGGTCAGTAATTGTTTGATATGTTTATTCTTTGCTAAAAATTCTTCTTTTTCAGCAATAGTCATCATATCATCATAGACCTTTTTGGTCTTTGTATTCTCAAAAGTATAAATTGGCATTAACTTTTAAATGGATCCTTAACTGTGAAATATTTTTCTAGCATTTCTAATTGGTCATCATATTCTGCAATTACCTTTAGTTCTTTTTCTGCTTCAGTTAATACATCACCATGTTCACCGATACCCACAGATTTTTGTAAAATTACTTCTACATTCATTTTGTGTTTTTCAATGTGGCCAATGGCATGTTGTTTTAAAGCTTCTATCATTTTATCACGCATATTGTTTTACTCCTTCTTGGTACCATTCTGGTATTTTTGCTGGACTTTTCCATGTAGCAAATCTTCTTTTCTCCATAATGTAATACTTTCTATAACTACCAACTGCGTCACCTGGTATTTTACAATGTTCAGGCATTGCTGGTTTAGGGTCTGTAGCTATTTTATTATATTTAGCATTTTGTGGAGGGTGTTTTAATATATCACCTAGTTTCTGTACTGTTAAGTGGTCATCTGTATGATTGTATCTTTTTTTGTATTCTTCATTAAGAGCCATCATGTGTTTGTATAACCAAATATAATTATATGCACTTTCAAACAACCAGATTGTACTAGGGTGTTTTACCCAACCTGCTTTGTATAAGATAGGTTCTAAATTAGAGTTAGGGTGTTTCCACCTTTTAATCTTACGACCATTTTTGGTCTTGTCATAATACTCTGTACCATCTAATACTCTATGACAAGTACATAAAAGTTGTGCTGATTCTAAAATCATTTTTACAATATGTTTATCACACATTTGTTCAGCAGCTTTTACTGGATGTTTATCTACATAAAATACATTCATCAGTTTATCACCTTTCTAAAGTATTCCATACGGTCATACTTTTTACATAATTTAGATAAGACATTAAACCAAAAATCTTTAGCCCAATCAGTTCTTGATTCTCTACAGGCTTTTTCTGCATTTTTGATTCGTCTATCTTTTAAACTTTCTGAAATCATAGGTTCATTATATAACATTTTATACTCTTTGGCAACCACCTATTTGTCGTTCCACTCCATAATTTGGTCAAGTTTTATACGAATTTCGTCTGGATTTAGACCTAATTTACGCATTTCGTTATAATCCTTGGTCTGCATTTTACCCTCACCTATTTTTTTAAGAATACCTTTATAAAATTTTTCTCTATCTCTGACTCTTTTCGCTCTAGCTTTTGCGTTAGTAGCCTCTTTTTGGTAATCTTTTTGGACTTTGGCTTCGTCTTCTTCTTTTGCAACTTTTCTACTCCTCAATGATATATTAGCAGCTATCAATAATAATACAGCCAATGGGTCAAATACAAATATCAATACAATAATTACCCACCTAACAGCCTTATCAAAATGGTCTTTTGCCTCTTCACCATATATTAATTCTGCAATATATTTAATAGGTCCTACTTCAGCCTCAATCTTATCTTGTTCTAATTGTAATGTACCTTTTTTATCTGTTAATTCTGCAATCGTATCACTAGCATTATTAATTGCTAATGTTAATGCGTCTCGTTCTGGTTTTTGTTTTTCTCTTTCTTTTAATCCTCTTGTGACATATTCCATGTCAACATATTTTTCTAATGTACTATCTAACAATGAAAGAGTTTTATTGGCTCTTGTAATAATTAATTCTTGTTGGTTTATTTGTTTATCAATCAATTCAATTTTAATATTATTTGATGATGTTGGTTGCACTTGGTCTAAGTGTGCTTTTGATAGAAAACCAAATATACCCATTGATGTAATGAATATTAAAACTACAACAGCAAATGTAAGATAAGCCTTTATAGTTTTTGGTACAAGTTTATTGTGCCAATTGTTATACAACCATGAGGCGGCTACAAGTTTACCAACTTCTAACGCACTACCCATAGCAATAATTGGTACAACTGCACCTGCGAATAAAGTAGCCAATCCCATAATAGAATAACCAGCGGCTATTACAGATATAGAAATGGCACTTAAAAATGTTATTAGTATTGTAAGCATATAAGTCCTAATCTAACTGTGGTATATCGTATTCTGTTCTTAACTTCTTAATGATACTTTTTACTTTAGGAAAATAGTTTTTATCTGAAGCATAAGCACCAAGTGTTTCTACATATTGTAAAGAATCTTCTACACCTTTGTCCCTTAATTCTCTGTACTTATCATAAGCACTACCATTATTTAGTATATCAATATAATGTTGAACACTATCACATTCATGCATATAGACTCTAACACCCCACTTTTTAGGATTGTTACTAGGTAACATATGTGGTTCTCTTAAATCATAAGTTCTAATACCAAACAAGTTCTTTCCCTCTAATGCAAATCTACTATTACCCCAACCACTTTCTAAAGCCGCCTGTGCTAATAATACTTCATATATTACAGGCGTTACATCAGTTGTAGTATTGTAAATATAATTTACACATGCACCTACACTATTAATAAATGTTTGATTGTTTGCTCTCTCAAAATCTGGTTTAGTGTAAGTGTTAATTGTTTCTAAAGTTTCTACAATTTGTTCTAGTTCTTGTTCTTTAGCTTGTGCTTGACTATCTTGATATAGATGATACAAACCAAAACTAAATGCAAATATGGTCACTACCATAAGTGTGCTAGCAATAAGTTTTATCTTTTCTATTAATCTCATTAAGCCCTCTTAACAATGATGTAATCATAACTTGTAATGGACTCTGGTTCATTCTCACCATATTCTGACCATGTACCAATTTCTATATTCTTATTCTTCTTTTGAAAAAATTGTACATTGTCTTTGTCCATATATTTAGCCATGTTTTTAAATATCTTTTCAGATTGTTTTTCTGTAAAATTATTTAATACATCTGTAGCCCAATTACCAGTATAGTAAGTCATTTTAGTTTCGTTACTATTGATAAAATGGTCTAGTTTTTTCGGGACACCACTAATTACTGATTTGAGGTAATGGTCTAACTCTTTTGATTTTCTCACTTGTGACATAATATATTCTCCTTCTCATTTTATAAATCTGCAATTTTGAATTTTTTAATGACATTTTTAGTTGGTATAACAGTTGTGTTACCACCATCTGCAAGTTCATTATTATCATCATAATTGTAGTCACTCATCAAAACATGAACCTTATTATCTTTTTTTACCAACCATCCAGTTGATACACAAATAGCAGGTTTCATTCTTTCTATCTCTTTGATAGACTTCCAACCGGCGTCAGATTGAATATCCTCCCAATACACCAAATAAAAATCATATGTAAATGGTATTTCAGGTACACCGTCTTGAAATTTTTTTGATTTCATACTTCTCCCTACGAACACTCCTTATCAGCAATCTTCGTATCTTTTAATAATGCACACTTATATTTACTATCAGCGTTCATTCTTAATTCAGCGGCTAAACTTTCTAAAATAACAGGTAAGTTTTTTTCTAAAACATCTGTCATTTGTAAAGCAAAGTTATATGCCAACTTTTGCATTTCTGCCTCTAGTACAGAGGTGTCAACACCACTTCCAGAAACAGTTTCTTTAACAACATGACCTAAAACGGCCGTATTGTAGTCGTTTGCCTGTACAGATTTTGCAAAGGCATTTAAACCAAACCACAAAATTGCAAGTAAAACTAATATTTTTTTCATAATATATCCTTTCTCAATATTTATAGGTATAATATACACTAAAAATAGCCTTGAGTCAAGCACTTTTTTTGCTTTATTTTACTTGTTTTTTTGTGGTTTTGTTCTATTTTTGTTCTGGTTCTGGTCTCACAAAACTGTCATTCCAACCAAATGCTTCTTTAACAACTGATTCGGTCAAACCTTTATACATTTTATTTAAAGATTTATTCTTCATACCAAGTAAAACTTTTGCTTCGTCTTGGTGCAAACCCTCTAACATTTGAATAAACATTTTTTCTTTTTGCACTTTATTGGTATCGTTATCTGCACCTTTAACAAAATGCCATAACCTTTTTGCTTCATTTCTCAATAAACCGTGTTCAGTACCAATTGGTGCTTCATTAGCAATATATGGTGGGTCACCTGCTGGTAAATCCCATACAATATTAGGGTCAAATGCACCTTTTAAAACTTGTTTAAGAGGAGCTGATTCGTTCTCTCTTAATACTGCAATCTTTTTAGGTTTATCTTTTGCGTTGTTAACTTTTTTTAAAATCTCTGACATAAGTTGGACATTTTCACCAATACCTGCTGTATTTTGTGATTGTCTCATCATTGCCGGATTCATTAGATTTGGATTTCTTTGTTGCTCTGCCATAATTTCTCCTTCAATTCAGTATTATTATTTATCCGTGAAATACTTATCACTATACCATTTATAATACGCCTTATCTGTAAAGATTTCTGCGATTTCTGAAGCTGGTACTTGGTCACCTCTTATACAATCTGCTAATGATTGATACTCATAGGTATCAACTTTTCTGGTCATCTTCTTATCTTTATTAGCCTCTGCCAATGTTCTAACAACTCTTTCTTGACTAGTTAGTGTCATCTGGTGGTCTCTTATCGCCTTTGTAATTACTATCTAAATTAGTTAATAGCACATATAATACAACTACAGAAATAATAGAACCAATAAAAAATAAACCTTCCATTAGAATTTCCTTACAATGTGTTTTCTTAATGCTCTGACCAATTCCTCAATCTTATCAATAACTGAAATCAAACTAGGGTCTGTAATATAATTATTTTGTTCTTTCAATTTATCGTATTCTCTTAACGGAATAGTTACCATTGATTGCTCATTCTCATAAGTCATATCGTGGTCATGTGTATCTCTATCTATATCATCACTCATAAAAACCTTTTGGTTTACCTTAAATGAAAACAGGGGCCTTGGGGGCCCCTGTCTCCTGATTTTTAATTATGCTGAGTAAGCTACTTGCTTACCAAATACAGCGTTCATACCATTAATCAAAATTGCTTTTGAT